AGCATCAACAAAACCAGATTCAACTTTACGAGGATCCATGTTAATGTTTTTTGCCTCTGCTTCTAATTGCTTAATTGCATCAGCCCTGCCTTGTTCATAAAAGTGATTCGCTATTTTATCAGCGTTTCTTGCAGCAAATAAAGCTTTATGGTAACCTTGCGCATCTTTTAACATATTATTCTCATCTAGGAACGTCCTAAATGTACTAAGTATGTCACTTTGCGATTGTTTGGTTTGTTGAACATCTTGCACTTTAAACCTGTATTTGTTTTCGCCTACTTTGAAATCAAAACCTTTGAATTCTTCGTTAAAAACAGTTTCGGTTTGTTTTGTAAAATGTTCTGACGCTTTTTGCTGTCGAGCAGTCAGTCCTTCCTGCTCTTTTTTATAATTGTTATAAAACTCAATTGCCTCTTTTTGTTCTGGGGCTAAACGAGAAGTAAGCTTTACTTCTTCGTAATATTTACCTTTTAAATCAGTAAGAAAATTTCGAGCCTTAGCAATTTCTTCCTTGTAAGCAAGTTTTTTTCTGCGGATGTCTCGCTCCTCATCCATATCTTCATCAAAAGCAAAACTGTCTTCAATTAAAAAGTTAATCTCATCATTGTCTAAATGAGATTTAGTTTGCTTGTAGTATTCTCTTAATAATGTTTTTTCGTCTACATTAGAATAATCTGTATTAAGACGAACATAGTCTTCTAAGCTTCCACCAGTTTCTTGCATAAAATCAACAAGCTTCTGGATATTCTCTGGAAGTTCAGGTCGTGTTACTTCTTGAGTTTGCTCTTGGGCTTCATTGACTTCGCTTTCTTGCTCGTCCCGTACTTGCCCTTGCACTTGCTCTTGTACATCTGTATCTTCTTTAATTAATTCTAAGACTTCTTCTTTTTCTTCGGCAGGTTCTTCGGTACTCCGTACTTCTTGACCCACTTCTTCGCTAATTTCGGCTCCTTCAGAAACAGGTACCTCATCTGCGCTTTGCTCTTGAACGGCATCTTTTTGTTTGCTTAAATCAATTTTATAATTACCATTGTTGTTATCTACTTCAACGCCGGCATTTTCTAAAACTTTTTGTTCTTTTTCGGCAATAGAAGGTTCTTCTTCATTTACCATTTTAATTTTGTAATCAGCCATAATAAAATATTATAAAAATTTTTTGTGTATTATCTAGGCTCAAATTGTTCTAATCCAAAACCGCCTAGTGTATCAAATCCCGCAGATTCAAAATCTTTTGGACCAGTATTTCCTTTTCTTTGTTCTATAAGTTCAGACTGTTGTGATGCCTGAATTTTAGTACGCTTATCTTTTCTATCTTCTTTATAAGCTTCTTTATTGTTTATCACCTGAGATTCCATTTGTTTAAGCTTCATATTGAGATCAAACTCATGGTACATAAGTTCTTTCTTTATAGCAGCTTCTCTCTCCAATCTTTGGATACTTAAATTAGATTTTATTTGCTCTAATTGTGCTTTACCCTCAACAAGCGCTTGTTCTTTTTGCATTTCAGCAGCTGCAGCCTCCTGCGCGGCTCTAGCATTAGAATCAGATTGTGCTTGAATATTTTGTAACTGCATTGCTCTATCTTCAGCAGCTTTACGCTTTCTTCTTACTTTAAGTAATTGATTAGCTAATTTGATATTTTTAATTTCTCTAATATCAATTGCATCTTCAAGATAAATTTGATCACGCTGTAGGGCTACTTGAATATTATTTTCAAGACGTTGCTTTTCTTCGTCATCTGGCGCTAATTCTAAATAAATGCCAAATTCGTGTAAATGCAAATTTTGTATTTCTTCTAAAGTGCCAACATTGAATCTGCCTATACCGCCGATAAATGATGCTTTGGTATTTGAAAATTTTAAAATATCAGCAATCCTAAGCGAAATAGCTTCTGCTGTTTTAAGCGTTAAATATAATCCTGACTGAACAATGTGTCTTGTTGCTGTATTTGAATTAGCCGCCGCTAATTTCTGCAATCCAACTAATGCTTTTTCATCTGGCGTACTACCATCTCTTGCCTCATTTAATCCTGTAACATCCCGCATCATTTGCAAGTAATAGTTATATGAATTTATTAAAGCGCTTATTTTGTTACCGCCTGCTCCTGATTGTAATTCTTGGATAGGCATACGGCCGTGGTTAAACTCACCATCTTGTGTCATTGATCTACCAATTACAGATCCTGTTTGGAAATACATGTTTAATGCTTCCTGCGGATTGTAATTTGTACCATTGCCTAAATCTATTTCAGCAATACCATCAGCATCTAAATAAACACCATCAGGTACCATACGAGAAAGTACTTGTTGTAGCTTTAAATGCGTTAATTGAATCATATCAGCGAACGTAGTCATACGGCTAACAAGTGATTCAACTTTACCCTTATACATTCTTGGCGCTACTATATTATAAGTCATATTGACTTTTGTAGTATCAGAATATGGGCGTGTCATGTTTTCAGCAAGTTTCCATTCTAATAGCATATCGCTACCAATAATTTTTGCGCCCGTATAAAGCACTTCAATAGAACGGTTTACTTTTTCAAAACGTGAACGAGCATCAGCCGGCGGATTAAAATCGTCTGCCTTCTTAATGGCTTTTTCTGCGCCAGTTGCTGTTTCTTTTATTTTATATACCTGATTCTGGAATGTTTTGTATTCAAAATAAAGTACATAAACGTGGTTTGTATCTTCAGCATCAGATGAAGCAAAGCTTTTATTATAAAGCATTGCATTTGAACCTGTACCTTCAATTTGTTTAATATTTTCTTCTGTTAGTTCAGGGTATTGCTTTTTAAGCTCAACCAAACTCACTCGGCGTAATTCACCTACATAATATAGATCATCAAAATACGGTGACTCTGTATATGAATAAACAATATCAGCAGGATCAACATATTCTATTTTAATACCTTCAGACGTATTGAATGTTGTTCTATTACAAGCTATACCTATAGTTACAATATCGTAATCAAGACGTTTTTTAAGTAAATGGTATTTATTATAATCAAGCACATTATTAATAGCTTCTTCTTCTGCTATTTCAATTGATTGCTTATAATCAAGCTGCATATGTAATTGCAACTCTTCATCTGTGTTCGGTATTTGATCTTCTGGAATTGTAAACGTATTAATATTTAAAGCATCTTTAATTGATCGCTTTAAATCGTACGCATACATATCTTTCATAACATCCTCAAGGTATTTTGTTTTTTTCTGCACTGAAGCAGGATCTTGAGAATAGGCTTTAATATCAAATGTTCTTTCACCTATACCATTAACAACGATGTCTACAAACTTTGGAATAATAGGTACAGGCTTCCAATCTAAATTAAGATAAGACAAATCACCATTAATAGATAATTCATCTTTATATTTTTGTATAGACTGTTCACCCCTTGCGTAAAGTCTTAGTCTATGGTAATTGTCTCTATTAGCATAATACTTTACACTTCCAGAGTCTCTTCTAAACCATTCGCCTTCAATAGCTTTAGCAACTTCAAGACCGTACTGCAAACTTGCTTTTTCGGCGTCGCTAACTGCTTGGCTAGGAAATATACCTCTTGGTAATTGTTTCGACATCTATTCTATTATTTTTGAACTGTATCCGTTGTTATTGTATTTCTTAAAACCAAAGTTTAATGTTCTAGTTGTTCTTTCTTGCGTTGGGGTATATAAATGCCTGTTACACGCCATAATTGCAAGACCTGAGCTGATAGACGCATCGTGCTTTGTTCTACTGTTTATATCAAACCTTGCCCAATCGTTAAGCGTCTTATTAAAGTACATATTACCGTAATCGCCGTTTTCTTTAACGCCAACATACCTTTGTATGTAACTTTCAATAGCTGCAGCATGTGCTTGCTTGATATCTTCACCTGTATTAGGTATACCGCCAATTTCTTTTTCTGTAGGCGATAACTTATTGTAATTTTTATCAGGGCGGTTCATAGAGTAACCCCTGTAACCCCTTCTCTTTAAATAATATAAAAGCCTTGGCTTGTTATTTTCTGCAAGTATGGGCATACCGTAAAATACCAATGCCATAAGTACATCTTCAAAAAACATTTCAGCGGTTTGTGGTCTGGCTATATATTCTAAGAAAAAAGCGTTAGGTGGCGCATCTTCCATTGAAAACTTCGTAAGTCCGTGTAGTGCACCTTTAGAGCCCCTACCGTCTGTTGTACCCGATATATCATACGAGTCACAGCCAAATGCGCCCATATGTTCATTGCCCGGATGCTTGGCTCCATTCTTTATAATTACACGGTTTTGAAGATTTACAGGTGGTACCCAAGAAATATTAAACCTACCGTTTGAGTCAGGCGTAAATATTACCCTTGAATCCTTAACACCATTCTCCCAGTGAAACGTGCCCTGCGTAACTAATCCTTGATACCTTGCTTCTTCGTTGAAGTCTATTTGGTCGTATATTTTTGTTAAGTTAAATATACTGCTCTTAGTTTCGTCTCTAAACGCATGTTCCTCTGTTCTTGGAAACTGCCTATAGAATTCATTTAAAGCATCTTGATCTTGTTTTAAACCCGCTACTTCATTTTCCCAATGTTCTATTACGCCAATGTCAATAACCTCTCCCAGCGGTCCCTTAGCCGGCGTTTCCGGCGTATCGAATACAGGTAATCCAAAAGCATCAATGAATCCTTCGTAGTTCCATTCCATAGGTATGAACAAACTATATAATCCACTGCGAGTTTGTCCATTGCGGTTTCTTTTTGTGACATCAGAATCTTGATAAAGTTTTTTAAAAT